AAAATATCCTTTAATAAAATTATGTATTTCCGATGTTCCGTAAAGCATCGAAATAGTTTCACGTTGTAACGGCATCTTCAATCCATCCTCAATAAGCATTGCTGCCATTGGTGATTTCTTGCGTTTTTCTGTCTTTGCCAAAGCTATGACTTTATCATAGACTTCATCGGGCATTATTACTGTGATGCGTTTCATTTTGAGTGTTTTATTATAGATATTCCAGATTGATAGTTTGTAACAACTACATAATCAATACTATCTACCCTAATCTTTCTAACCGCAAGCCCATTTTTGTAATAACTCAATGAATCAGGTTTGTTGTCTGTTTTATACTCAACATGAGAACAGGCATTGATTACAATAGCAAATCCAATAGCTATTAATACGATTAAAAACATTTTATAAGTCATGATCTTTTTCATAATGAGACTAAGGTAAATATTTTACCATTCATAAACAAATAATAAAAAAGCCCCCATTTCTGGAGGCTCTCTAACACTAACTTAAATTAATCGTCTGTCTTAACTTTTCGGGCTAATCCCTGATCGATTAATGCTTGACCCTTTACCTTTGAAGAGTTGATAATCTGCCCTTCTTTATAGTAAGTAGTGTCTTGAAGTATTTCGACCTTCATCCGGTCTCTGTACCTCATTTTCTGTCCTACGGCGTTCATCAGCATTATTTTAGCTGAGAATTCGCCTGTGTATTCTGCGGTTATTTTTGCCATATGTATATTAAATTAGGTTACAACTGGTTGACCGATGTCAGTTAATACTGAACTGATTGAATCGAACAGGATAGAACCAGCAGCCGTACCCTTGATGTAGGTTCCTAAGAACGCCTCAAGTTTACGAGATACTAAGTTCCTTGAGAAATCGTCATTCTCATAACCTTCCTCATACATCACGTTCTCAGCAAATACAACATTGAAGCGTTTCAATTCCCCGATAAGGATTGAATCATCATCAATTTTGTTTGAGAACACAATATTAACAGATCCAACCCTGCGACCATCTGGGGTAACGAACGGCGGGATCACATACTCCCCGTAGGTAGTTTTGTAACCTGCCATTTTAGCTTCCCAAACAGTATTCAATACTGCGGTTAATTGACCCCTGAAATTTGCGATACGTACCGCAGTAGCCATAGCCATAATCACATCCCAAATGTTCGGCATGAAATAGAACTCTGCTAACTGAGTTGGTACGGTAAAGGCTGCGGCTGCATCCTGAATACCCTGCATGTTATCTCCAATACCATCGCCTTCCAAAACCTCAGTATCAATTACCTGATCGATAAGTTCACGGGCATGCACCTGAAAGTCATCAATAACAGCCGGAGCATGATATTGAAGTCTACGGCTAAATTTCCAGCGCAAAGCAACCTCTTTAACAGGGGCTTTGTAAGTCTGCCAATCAGCATCAGCCAATGGCTTCAAATCGCCTTCTCCAATAAATTCAGCATCTCCATCTTCATTGATACGGTCTGTGTACCAGATTGATTCGGTTCCAGGCTCATTCTTAACAGTTACTAAAGGCAACATGATATTTTCAGGAAGCGGGGTGTGTCCGATTTCAGTATCAATGTAATTGCCGAATAACGGAGAAAAACCGTTAGCCACGTTAGGCAATACGTTGGCAGTTGTCATTGTAGCTGCTACCTTTTCACGGACAAATTCCTTTACGAAATCTACCCCTTTAATTGCGGTTGCCTCATAGTTCTTAGAACCATCATAGAATTTCTTCTCGATACGTTCTTTGAACATTTTAACGACTGAGCCTTCTACGTTGCCTGATGGGGTTGCCTCGAATGCTTTTACCTTTGCAGATAAAGCGTCAAATTCCTTATTGGCTTCTTCTTTTTCTTTTTCAAATGCTGCTTTCAGTTCTGTTAATTCGGTTGCATTGGCTTTTTCATCTAACTTAGTGATGAATGCTTTTACTTCTTCGAGTGCTTTTTCAGCGTTTGTTTTCGCATCAGCAGTACCTTTTTTAAGGTCGGCAGAAGCTTCCTCGATTGCTTTTTTGATTTCTTCTAATTCCATTGCGGTTTAGTTTTTAAATGCGTTTGTGATTAATTCCTTAATTGATTGACTGCTAAACTGCGGGTCTATATTTTTTACACTGCCTGCTGGCGGGTTGTACATTCCTGTTAATTCATTTGAGCCTTCGGTAACACAACTAATCTCAATTAGCTTTGCTTCTTTGACCGCCCAAAAGAACCCTTTATTTGTTGCTTTTTCTGGATTTCCAAGTAATGGGAAATATTTATTCCAGTTATCAAATTCTTCTTTTTCGGATCGGTCATTAACTGCTAAATAGATTTTAGAATACTGCATCCCTACTGAATGCTGATCTATTTCTCCATCCTTGTAAGCCTCAAATATCAGATTATTGTAAGCTCTCTTAATTACACTATCACCAAGTAAAGCCATCGTTTGACCTACTTTGTTGATGCCTAAATCAGTCCAATTAACGACTTGCTCATAGACATTTGAAAACTTCCCTACTTTAGCGGTCAACTGGTTAACGTGATCGTGCCTGTGATATATCCTTCCGTTCTTATCTTTTATGGATTGTCCGAAAAGATTATTCAGGTGCATGTCATCATGCGAATCCATCCAATTATAAGTATTACCAACAACTGTTCTGTAAATCACTTCATCCGTGTCCTGATTGTTTTGTGATGCCTTAGAAACTAATCCCGATTCCTCGGTCAACATACAAGGTGTATCAACAAATTGCTTAATAGCAGACTTTTTACAATCAATAAGCTCCAGTTTGTTTTTAACCAGATATTTAATTAACTCTCCTTGCGGCAAATCAGGCAATTTTATCATTTCTGAATTGGCTTATTGATGTATTTCAACTTCTCCTCAATAGACTTCTTAATCTCAGGATTTTTCACCTTTGATTTAATCGCTTCTAATTCCTGCTCCTTAGTCTGTTTTGGCATACCGTAAAATTAAATAGAAAAAAGTAGTGTTAATTTTATTTTGGTATATTTGGGGATATATGTATATTAGGCGGTATGGAAAGAAGATCATTTATAAAACTATTGGGATTAGCGACTACATGCGTTATTGTTGATCCGTTAATACCAGACGTTATAGTGCCAGAAAGGTTACTAACTGTTAAAACAATGTTTATTAAAATCAGCAATACTATGATGAGTGATGCGCCAAGTGTTAGGCATTACATAGAATCTTTTGCACGGGATTTTAACGACCCAGAATGGGAAAGAAAAACTGAGATAGAGATTGGTTTTGATGGCGATGATTTCACTCGTAATCTTCAAACTATTAAACTGCATTATAACTCTGCTGCATAATGAAAGACTTCCAACTTCTACACAAAGCAACCGGAATCCGTAGGATTAAATCAGCCTTAATGTTTCCATCCGGTGAAATTGGTACTTTTTATAGTAAGCCGTTTAGGATTAAAATGAAGATTAGTGATGCTGAATTAATTGACCTTCTAAATAGGCTAAATGTAAAGCCTAAACCGTGGTATTCCTTCCGGCAATAATCCTATCATACCTCCTTTGGCTCATTATAAGAAAGGTGCATCTACAATTTATGCGCTCTCCGGCTGAAAGGTTTACATCACCCGGATATTGAGCGTATTCGGTGCCGAATTTAAACGGTTCATCAATTGGAATAATATCGTTATTTAATTCAAAGTGAGTATGTCGCTCTCTTTCATCAGCCCTACCAATAAACTCTTTATAACCTTTTTGGCCTTGTTCCTCTAACCAGCTTTTACCGCCTGTCATTTTCCCAAGTGATGCTGCGGTATTCGTTTCAGTCCTTGCAATCATGACAGCCCTTGACCTGCTTATCTGATTATAAACCTGTTTACGTATTAATGCAGCCGTTTGGTCTGCATTTAGGTTTAATTCATAGGCCATTGTTAACGCCCTTCTGATTTCCTCTTTGGTGGTTTCTGATAACTCATTCTCAATTCTGTACGCATAGTTAATCGAATAAAAATAAAATATCTCTCTCCATTTAGCAACCAGAAAATCAAGCACACCCTTTTCAGCATCCCTCATAAAGAAATATTCTCGTTTAGCCGCAAGCATCCCTATCATTTCATAAACCTCTACCATTGGGTTACGCCAAACCGAAGGAACAACCAAAGCATCTAAAGGAACTTCTACTGATTGATTTTCAGTAACCCATTTTAAAGTTGGTGTGATTTGCTCATGCATAGCCTTTAGGAATATCGGGTATGCCCTACGTTCATATCTTGAATGCTGTTTAGCATAGAGATTGGAGTATTCTTCATTTGTCATTTTGCATACTTGATATAAATTGCCCCCTCTGCCATAACTTCTTTTTACGAACCATCCAGCAATCGGTAGGTTTTATTGGGAACTTTTGAGCGGCTAAATCCTCAACGGTAATCGTATTGTTTTTGCTCTGGAGTTGGTTCTGTAAAGTTTCCATCGATTGCTTGTTCTATTGTTTTTTGGCTACCATCTACGAATATAGTTTCACCTTGCGTTTTATCAGGTAGATTGTCATAAGCGAATAAAGCCCTGTTTTCATCTACCGTTAATTTAGGTTTCCCGAATATCTCAGACATTAATTTTAGATCCGGCATCAACTCACTAAATGCTGTCAAATCATGACATGGTATTATTTCAGGGAACCATTGAGCAATGAAGATTTTGAACTTTAGGTCAAATTTGCGTAGGTCTGGAATGATTGTATTGGTGACTAATGCTTTATACCCTGCATCCTGATTAGTGTCTGTAAGTCCGTCACCTGTCGGGGTTAATGATACCGGAATCCCTAAAGTAGCGTAAATATCTTTCCAATTAGATTTGTCGGCTGAGATCATTTCCATTTCAGCCAATGTATCACCGTAGTTCTGAACAGATACAAAACCATTGGTAAAGAACATTCTTCGGTTATTCTCTGCGCCTGCCATATCTTGCTCAACAGTAGTCTTCAGTTTTGACATTTGGTCTGAGGTCATTTTAACGAACTTTGATTCGTCTGTTGTGCCTCCAATGTCAGAACTAAACAAAGTCCCACGCCCTCCATTACGATAAGCCGCACCCCTTGCAATAGTATTCTGATAGTTTTCTTCAATCGTAGCGGATGCAGCATAGGTAAACCCAGCACCCCATAGATATGATTCAGGATTCCATTTCTGCAAGTGAAATACATGATCTGGAAATAATGTAATTTGTTCCCCGTTAAATAAAGTAATTCGGTAATAGGCAATCGGTCTGTATTTTTCTTCGCTTCGGATAACATCTACTCTATTTCGATTGATTGCCAGAAACATGGTAGGTTTAAAGCGTCTTGATTCTGCTCCAGGCGAATTCGGGTCATTATTCAAAGCAATTATGAACCCATCTCCGTATTGATAGTTAAACCAGAACTGCTCACGCATTTCAATGCCAGTCTGGTAATCGTTTGGCTTTTCGAGCAAGTCTATTAACTCATGTTTTTCCAATTCGTCAAATGCCTGAGCCTTTACAAATGCCCGATGCTCGTTTGAGATTGATTTAGAATAGTATTTAGAGATTTTTGACTGTTTATTTGGTCGCACACGATTGATAAGTATTTCAGGTTCGGTCAGCTTTTTAACCAATAAATTAAGTCCCGCATAGACTATTTTATTATTGTAGTACGTTATCCCTTTCCAACCAAGCCATGAAAAAAAGCCGCCAAATGCGCCAAAGAATAACCCTTTATCAATCTTAGATGCCAAGCCTAAAGCCTTAAGGGCATATTTCTGGAGTGTGGATTTTATAGTCATGTAGTAAAAGTAGTAATTTATCCAACAAATATATCTAATTCTTTTTTCATAATCAGTTGCGGATAAACTGCATACCTAATTGCATCCAAACAATGATTATACATATCTATTGGAGTTTTTGATTTCTTATCATGCCAAATATAATTATTTAATTCTTTAATTATATTTTTACTGTCCGGGTCAATAATGAGTTGGTAGTCCTGAAGTATAGCAATCCCGGCAAGAATAGAACCTGGCCCTTTTACGGTTTCTTTAATATTGCAACCTTTTTCACGCACCTCAACTATCAATCTCGGTTCTGCGCTATCTGCATAAATAAGAGAATCACCAGCAAATGACAAATTATTTATATAAATGTCACTTGTGGTCATTCTTTGTTTTACAAACTGTTCCTGTATGTAAATTTTCTTATTGGTCTTATCTATGCTTGTTTTTATAAGTGTTGTCGGGTCAATACTAAATCCAAAGTCCTGCCCGAATACAGGCGTTCCGTATTCTTGAAACTCTCCAATGACCCAATTAGTATAAATCACTCCCTCAGCTTTATCAAGCCATCCACCCATAACCTGATGCTGATATTTAGGCAGGTTTCGAACCTTCATATCCTCAAGCTCAGAAATGAAAGAGTGATCTAAATTATCTATGTTATCAAGATAGGTAGTGTGAATGTATGTAGTATTGCCAAATACCCCATTGGTTCCGGGCTGAACTCCTGCGCCCTCGAAGAAGCGTTTATAAATCCAATGTTCCTTAGTTGCTGGGTTAAGGATGATAATAACCCTGTTTTGGCAGCCTTTTTGCCTGACAGATAAGTTTATTTTATCAAACGCAACCTCATCTGTCATTTCCTCAGCCTCGTCTAATATCCAAGTGGTAACACCTTGCAAAGATTTAAGATTCGCGGTCTGATCTCCTGATGATGTCTTTATGCCCCTGAATATTATTTCACTCTTTGAGGCTTTATTCTTTATTTCTGTCTTAACGACATCAAATACCTCTGGCTTACCGATTAGATTAATTTTTTCCTGAAACTCTGGGATAATAGACAAATGAGCCGATGTCATTGTTTGCCTTGTGAACAAAACCTTATGACCTTGCTCGAATGATAATAAGCACGAAAATGTACCTACTGCAAATGATTTCTGAGATCCTCTCCCTCCTGTAATAACAAAGAAACGGGTATCATTTGTAAATAATGGCTTATACTTTGGGCTCAGTACTATCAAAACTCAATACGTCTTTAATACTAAAGTTTGTCAATGTTATGTTTGTATCAATAGATGAATCTTGCTTTGGTGCGCCATAGGCAGAGTCCATAATGGCTTTATAACTGTTTGAATCCTTTTCAGTTATCGCCTTGTCAAGGTGGATTATAGTCATTATTTCCTCAGCGGTTGATTCTTTTGTTATCTCAGGGAATTGCTTTTGCAAGTTAGCAAATGTATCAGCATTAAATAATGCTCTCATTTCTAATACTTTACGGGCAATTGTGGAACGGTTTTTAGTTCCAGGTATCTTACCCGCTGGATTACCTGATTGACCGGGTTGAAACCCTTTACCGATTAAGTTTTCTGGATTAGGCATTTTCGTTGCATTTTCGTTGCAAAGTATCAAAGTTATACAATAATTCCTGTAATGTCAAAATAGGTCATCCTTCCTTATCTCCCATCCTTTGTGGGGGTGTTAAATTCGATTCAATAACGCTTATTTTGTTGTGTTTAGGAATGTTTATGGCTCCAAGCGACAAGTTATGGGCAATACTACGACACTGCAAATAATGACGGTTGTGCCTTGATATTATCAGTTCGTTTGTTTCCATAATTAACGTGTTTTTCGTTTATTTCAAATCCTATAAAGTTTCTGTTTTCTTTTATAGCCATTGCACACTCCGTTCCACTTCCAGCAAAAGGAACTAAAATAAGGTCGTTTGGTCTGCTACTTATTAGTATTATTTCCCTTGTTAGTTTTTCTGGTTTTGGCGTGTCGTGTTCGTGGTTTCCAGTTTCATAGTTTGGTATTCTAATCACATCACCATAAAAGCGTTCATTGTTAAATGGTCTGCGTAG